GCATAGTTCCAATTTACTATGTTTTCTGGTGTATATATTGAAATATAAGGTCTAATATCTTGAGCAAGTTCTTCGGCTCTAGTCTTTGCATTAGATTGTGGCTTATCAACTACAACCCAACAATTACCATAAATACTAGCATTCATCTGGACTTCTCGCATGACTGAATCAAATGACCTACCATCTAAATCAGCATCTTGAATAAATGAAGTTAATTGTGGCTCATTATCTAAATCACCATAATCTCTTGATGGTGGTACTCGCCATAAAAAACTGGTGTATATCTGGACTACATTCTTACAATGATTATCTAAGGGTGTATGCCTTACTCTTTGGTCATATTCTTCTGGCGATTCTAATACATATCTGTGTAAGTAATAACCATTTTTATAGTCATTACCACCTAAATAGCTTCTTATATAAAACTCCCAATTACTTATATTTGAGTGCCATAAATCATGTTTCTGTGTAAGTGTTTCTCTATCCATTAACTCCACCTCTTAGGTTGGCTAGGTGCAAAATTACGTCTTAGTGGGAAATTAAACTCTATTAAATAGCCAAGAGCATCATTCATATGGTCATACCCACTATCTTTATCAGGTACATGAGTTCCCTCTTTGTATATTTGTCGTTCTATGCTTTTAATAACATTTTTGCAAGATTTAACAATAAACAGACTATTTTTCCCATTAACATTTTTTAATTTTGCATTAACTGCATTAATTCTATCCCTAATTAAAGGTGCTGTATTTTTACATTTTACATCAAATCCTGCATTTTTCAAGATACTTAAATCAGTAAATCCACCTGCTGATGTTTTTCTTTGTCTAGCACTAGGGTCTGGATAAACAACTATCTGTTTATTTTTGTATCTATTCTTTATTTCATCACACATTTCTTGGGTATTTGACGAATATATTTGTATCTCATCAACAACTATAATTTTCTCATTAACTATAATACAAACTACAGCACTCATAGGGTCTACGTTAAAGTCTAAACCTATGTGTAAAATTGCTGTTTCTTTCTGATATTTTTCAATAATATTATTTTGTCTATTAAAGTTGTAATAAATCATTCCAGAATAATTAACAAATGTGGCTTCATATTCCTGCTGAAATGTTCTTATATCTAAATCTTGTTTTGCTTGCTCTACTTCGTCTTGATCTACATTACCACCCTCAATAGTAGTATATTTAAAACTTGCCCAGTCTTTATTGGTTTCACCTTGCTTAAATAGTTCATATGACCAGTTACCAAACCCTCTTGGACTTCCACAGAATAAAGCATGTCCTTTTGTATCTGATAATGTAGGTCTTAGAACCTCATACCATGCTTCTTGGCTTACATCTGCAAACTCATCAATACATAAGAAATTCAATCCAACACCTCTTAATGATTGCTCATTATCACTACCTCTTAGTGTTATCTGGCTATTATTCTTTAATGTAATTGTTAAATCACTATGGTTTATGTTCTTTACCCATTTGTGATATATCATTTTTTCTTTTAATACATTCCAACATATGGCTTTAGCTTGTCTATAAGTTGGTGCAACATACCAAACTCTTTGATTAGGTTTACTGGCAAACTTAGCTAATTCATTAATCGCTAGGAATGTTTTACCAAATCGCCTACCAGTAATAAGAACCCTAAACCTTGCTTCGTTACTTATTACTTTCTTTTGAGGTTTGGTTAATGCCATTAATCTGATGACCAGACTAAAGGTTCTTCTAATTCATTTTGCTCTATCTTATCTTGCTGACCTAACATATTCTTTCCCAGAAAGATTTGCATTGTAACATTGCCATTTTCAGCAGATGCCCATTGCAGTTGTCTTAGTCTTATTTTTACGTCAACTTTTCCTTTTCTAAGAAATTCCGAATAACTCTTTTCTAAAAGGTCTGCTGAACAACCAAAAAAGTCTGCTATTTCTTTATTTGTACACCCATAAGATGCTAACTTAACAACTTCTTCAGTATCGATATTATATTTCTTTGGTCTCGCCATTCCTATTTACCCCATAGTTAGGTAATTAAGATTTATATAATTATTTCTAAAAAAGCTACATATTTTTTTAACTAGTACACTCACCATTGTTTGTTTGACAAAAAAAACCTTGCTGATCAAATACCCAATCTTGCTGATTAGTTACAAAATCATTAAAATTAGATAAGTTTCTATCTCTATTAAATTGTTTGTTTGTGATCTTTTCCATATCAAGCCACCATTTAGCTTTATCAGGAAATTCTTTAAATAAAATAGCTAATTGGGATTCAGATTTAAGAAAACAACCATCACAGTTACCCATAATAGTTTTGCCTTTAACGACTGGTAATCTTAATTTAAATGGTTGCTTTGACCAAAACTTTTCAACATCAACTAATGTATCATCAGCTAATGCGATAGGATAATATGGGAAGTAACCTTGATCTAACTTGTCTTTCAGTCTTTTCTTTTCATCAGCCCTAATCCCTAAACAGTTGTTCCAATTTTTCCAACCTAATGATTTTAAGTATTTACTGGCTGTTTGTATTTTTAATATACCAGTACAATATCTTTGTAAGGCATTAGGCAATCTGCCATATCTTAAAATAACTTTTTTAAAAGGCTCTCCATCACGATTAGCTGAATTATGATTAACTTCTTTAAAACTATTTTTACCATCAAGAACATAGTATTCTAGCCAAGTAACCTTAACATTCCATCTATCAGAACATTCTTGAACAAAATCAAGAATTTCATTCATTTCTCTACCAGTATTTGTAAATATTACTTTTGCTCTATCTGGTAATCCATTATTTGCTTCTAATATTTGGTTCAACATAAATCCAGATGTTCTGCCACCACTAAAGCTAATTTGTACATTGCCTTTTGGTAATTTATATTTTGTGTTTTTCATGCAAATTTCTATTTTTTTATTATTATTACTAAATTAGGCTTGATTTAAGAGCCATAGAGCAGGGGTTAACTAACCCTATGGTATGATTGCACCTCTTAAATTAGTCTAAACTCCCTACAAACTTTGAATTGGCATAATCGTAATTTCTATTTTTAGCAGTAACTCCAGATGGTTGCACTTCTAAATCTTTATCTTGATCAAACTTAACACCTAAATAATAATCCATATAACCAATAAACTTGTAAGAACCCTCTTTATCTTTATCTGATAGTTCTTTGGGTACATCTTCAAACTTTTCTTCATCTTTTATTTTAGTTTGTTTATTTTTAAAATCTCTAAAAACCTTTTTTAAACCATAATAACTATTTTTAACTTCACTTTTTACATACATTTTCAATCTCCGAGATCATATTCTTTAATTAACTCTAGCAATTTTAAACCATCATCAAAACCTTTTTTATAATAAGCTGATGAATTATTTCTAGGGTCTGGCTTTTGATTTAATATGCCATCATAGATTCCATCTTTGTAAAAAGCTAAATACGTTTGCCTTTTCTTTTCTAATGGATTTCTAATATCTATTACAGTCATATCCAACTCCCCATATCTAAATAAATTACAGCTTCTTCTCTACTAAATACACCCTCTTTAATCGCTCTTTGAACGTCATAGGGGTGTTGTTTTGCATATTTGTGTACAAAAGCACTACCTTTTTTGTTATCAACTGCTTCTTTAAAAACTTTTAACCTCATAGAATACTGATCTGTTTTGAGTTCTTCTTTTTTAGTTGGTTTTTCATCTTCATACTTTTTAGCTGATAACCAGAAAGCAGGTTGTTTAGCAAATTGCTTATCTTCAACAGAATTATAATATTTATTATACATATCTGCTAGTTCTTCTGGCTTTTCTATCCACTCTGGTTCTAGCTTAATAAAGTTTTTTTCAGCTATGCCTTTACTCACTTTATTAGAAACCTTATTCCAGAACTTATGAAAAAAGGGATTATAACTTATTTTAGTGGTTTTGGTAGGATAGGTGGTAGGGGTAGTGGTAGGGGTAGGAGGGGTTTCATCTAGGTTACCTTTAGGTTCTACTCTAGGTTCTATGCTAGGTTTTTTTGGTCTACCACCTAACTTGCCATTTTCCTTAGATGCTTCCATTCTTCTTGTTATAAATAGATACTCTTGTAGCTGTCTTTCATTTTGGAAATGTTCCCCAACTTGGATAAAGAATTGTTCTAAAATTTTATGACAACTTTCTTTTTCACTTTCTGTAAAACAACTAGCTATCCTATAGTATTTCATATTATCGCATGGTATTCCAGAACATCTTTTATTCCAGTTATAACAAAGCAACCTAATATATATGCCTATTTCCTCATTTGTTAAGGCTTGAGTACCTGCTATAAAATCTTCTGTGAAAAGATACCATGCTTTTAATTTCTCTCTAGGTTTTGAATTTTCGTCTATAAACATTATGATCTCCAAATCTATTTAGTTTATTGTAACCCCTCTAAGCATAAACCTAAAGGGGTTTTTTGGTTTAATATCCCCAGACTTCTTTTCTGGCATTTAAAACAGTTTCTTCTTTCCAAATCCAATTATCAGGATTAGGTATCAAAGAGTTTTTAACGTCATCTGGACTATTAACAGTTTTTAAGTAATTACCCATAACTTCGACTATGTGTTCACATATTTTCATAGGCATCACATAATCATCTAATGACATAGCAATATATTCAGCATCTTTAGTTTTAGTAGGGTTTTTAAGATACCACAATATCTGCTTGGCATTAGTTGCCTTTTGATAAATAGCTTGTTGCATAGCATGGGAAATGCTTATCTTTTGAGGTAAAAGTTTAGATGTTTTCAAATCAATAAAAAAATCTTCTTTGGTGTTTTTATCTTCAAAATGAAAATCGGTATATCCTATGAATGGAATACCTTTTATATCTAATTCTACCTTTTTTTGATAGTTTAGTAATGTCCACCTATAAGCATACTCTTGAAAGGTTTTAGTACCTAATTCTAATAATGGAACTAGGTTTGCCCTTTCATCATCTATTTTGGGGTCATTTATCTCTAAACAATTAGCATCATATTCAGCTATCATCTTTTCACTAGCTTCTTCAATAGGTATTCCATTTAGAAACATATTGATACCAGATTCAACAACTTGACCTCTAATAGCAGGTGCAGATGTTGGAAACTCATAACCAAATATTCGCCTTAATGCCCATCTTTCTCGATAAAAAGCAAACTCATTTAAATGACTAAATGACAATGGAAGTAAACCCTTTCCATAATCATCAAACTTTTTAAAATGCTCTATCATATCTTATCAACCCATTCTTTAAGGTGTTTTTTATTGATAAGAATTTGTTGTTTTAAATCAAATGCTTGATCGTGAACATTACTAGTTCTACCAAATTTTATAATATATTCATCAATGGCATATACAAGTTTGTCCATAACGCAAATATCATTTAAATGTTTAGTAATTGCAGATTGTCTTTCATTGTCTTGATCTGCTTCTATTTGGCTAAGTTCTTCTT